GTGGGATATGCTCACCGGGAATTCGACGAGGCTTCTCAAGGAAGTTCTGACCGTCAACCACTGAGACATAAACACGGCGACGCTTAACAGAACGACGAGCTACCTCCTGGAATCCTGCGATTGCCAGTTCGTCTTCGATGTCTTCAATCTGGTCGCTATCGTAGGTAGCAATCTCGCCAGTTAATGGCTGGCGATAGCTGATTACGTCTACTGACTCCTTGCGCACCTCGTAGTACTTAGCGATGTACACAACTTCAGGCTCGAACCAGTCATACTCCCAGCTGGTCATCGTGGTTACATCGAGTGATGCAGGGGGCGTCTTGCCATACTCAGCCTCGTACTTCTCCGGTGAGAGCGAGTACATGCAGAACGCCCACATAGCGTCTGACTTGTCGTACTTCTTCGCGTCAGGGTCGAACCAGACTGAGCGTGACGGGTCGTAGATAGGCTCGATAGCGATGCGCTGGCGCTCGTCCATTGGATCATACTCATTGACCAGCATCGACGTTAGACGGAAGCAGCCAAAGCCACCGGTCGCCGCATCATCAAATGCGTTATCACAAGCTTCACCACCGTCAGTCTCTTCGTAGTCAGCGCGGAACAGGCCATTCAGCTTGTTCGCTAACTCTTCGCTGGCCTCTTTATCGCCAGGGCGAAACTTAACGGTGATACGGTTATTGCGATACTCAGCAATGATGCGGTTAAGCTCTGTAGCTACCTTGTTAATCTCGAACTTCGGGTACTTCTCGAACTGGTCATCAAGCTTGGTTCCCGCTGCCGTTGCTCCTTCCCATTGACCGCCAGGGACACGAGCGAATCGCGTAGCCTCAATGCACTTTTCGCGCACGTCTTGCTGCGGCGTATAGGCGCGGTCAAACCTGAGCATGACGCGCTCATGTTCTTTCTCTAATGTCTCTGCCATTTTTACCAACCGGAGGATGAGGGAACGTAGATGTCCGTTTCTTCTGGAGCTAATGCCGGGCAGTGCATGCACATCATCAGTGCGTCTGCCAGGTTAGGGGATGGAATGCCAAGCTTCTGCTTCATGTCTACTTTGGTCATGAGCTCAAGCTTGCCGTTGCCGTTGAATTTGCGTTGTATCTGAGCGAGCTCTGCGAATAGCTTCTCAAGCATCTTCTCGCCGATAGCTTCCTTGTCGAAGCTCAGCATTTCGTCAGGGTCAGCATATTCACCATGCTCAACTGCGCGGTATGTCAGATAAAGCCTGTCAGCCAGCGTGTAATAGAACTGTGCTCGCTTATTCCTGAACACATCACCGATAGTGCGAATGTTGTCACCCTGCACAACTTCATCAGCCCATGCTCCGGCCTGATATGGCGCATCTTCATCGAATGGCGATTCGCTACCCTTGAACATCGTCACAGTGACTTTCTTGCCACTGAACGAATCAGTTATCTGCCGACGCAGACCAGCGCCTAATCCGTCTCCGTCAAACAGGAAGTGATCTGCATTGTCACCAATAGCCAAATCAGCAGCCCAATCAGCACCTTCATTGATGTCCATATGAACACCTTCCTGAATGCGCTTCACAACAGAGCCATGACGCATTGCATATCCCTTGGCATCTGGACCTGTATCGGATGGGTCGTGGGCCACAATTACCGCGCCCCTGGCCTTCCATCCGAGCTTAATATGCGCATCAATCGCAGCTTCAAGCCATGCAAACTTGATGATTGCCATTTCAGACGCTCCTACAGGCTCACCAAGATAAACGTGACGATACAGCTCATAATTCGCCTTCTTCATAATCTCCATATCTCTACGAAGAGTTTCAGGAAACCATGGATTAGCTGTGTAGTTGATCTGCTTGACGATGCAGTAGCGGTTGCCGTTCTCGTCATAGTCTGGATAGATGCGATTGGTGACAAAGCGCTGGTGTGTATCACTGAGTCTGTTCTTAGGGTTGTATGCCACCCAGATTTCAGACTCAACAACCCGACCATACTCAGCGCTGTAATACTCTTTACGTACCGTTGGGATTAGCGTTTCCCATGAGTCTTTTGATACGTTCTCCGCCTCTTCAACAAGCGCAGCGTCAAAGTTTGCGTAACCCTTTATGTTTTCCACGTTAAGACGCAGAAAGTCGAAGCTGATGCGCCCACCGCTATTGGCAATTATCTCTGTCTTATTAACTGTCGCCAGTGAGTGAAGGTTACGGCGATTAATCTCCTCAACGATTTCCGCATAGCATGATTCCTTAATGGACTTCATGTACTCACGGAAACAGATGAGCTTCCATCCGTGATAGATGACGTTATTGAGCAGGATGGTTATGAATGTTCGCGTTTTGGCGGAACCTCGCCCGCCATGAGCTACTTTGAATCTGGCTGGCTGCAGGTATTCCTCAAACGCTTCAGGAATGCTGCATTGCTCTGTCATTGCGTCTCACTTTTCACTACGTTATAAACTGGAGCCTTTGGTGTCATGGAGCCATCATCAGAAGAATGGTTGACGTCCTGCTTGTCTCTCCAGCGCTCTTTCTGTCTGTTCTTCAGCCAGAAAATCGCTGCCGTGGTATCAGCTGGCGCATGGCGCTCAACATCTGCCACCTCGATTTCTTCTTTGTCTCTATCGACCTTTATTTTGAACGCCTGCTGCTCAACATAGTTGTAGCCAGTTGCCTTTTGGTACAAGCTTCTTACTACTCGCTCATCGGCAATTTCCTTGGCGGCTTTTATGGAGTTGCAAAACTCTTCATGCTCAAGCTTCCAGCGATAGATAGTTGAGCGATGCACATCAAAGAAATCAGCAAGCTCATCATCTGTAGCGCCCAGCAAACAAAGCTTTTCCGCCTGCGCTGCATACTCAGGCTTGTACTGAGTAGGCTTGCCGCTGTTCCCTTCGGCATATTTGTTATCTTTGGGCGCTGCCATAAATCACCTTAAGCCTTAGTGAATGCTTGTGCGTACTCTACTGTGCGACCCGGACCCATCTGAATGACAACCATGTCACCCAATGGCAGGAAGCCTGCAGCAATCTTCGCGTTGCATTTGATTGTGAAATCCGCACGGTCCTGACTTACCACGATGTCGTAATCAGTTGCAGTCGTACCACCTGCAGCTACCACCTGGAAGTATTCGGTCTTACTGACTGTTGCATGAACGCCTTTAAGGCTTCCTTGCGGGAAACGTGATGCAGCGATATGCGCTTTGACTACCGGCACGAGGTTAGCGACAGAGCCGGCCGTTGCTGTCTGGATAGATGTAATTGCCATGATTGTTCCTTTAGCTGATAGAGACTTCGGCTGAGTCGCCGTCATTTGAAGCGGTTCTAATCCACGCGATAGTAGGCGGAGTTATCGTTGCCCAGTTATCGTCGTTATCGGTCAGCATGTGACCCTGCCAGAAGCCATTTCCCGGATTGGTTGTTGCATCCGCTAAGCGCACGGCTCCAGAAAGCACCTGAACTGTTTTAGTCTGCGTTCCGTCAGTAACCTGAATCCATGCAGAGCCAACCGTTAGCATCGATGTGTTAATCGCCATGGTTAACTCCTTTACGTTAATGGCTGCATGAATACTTCAGAGATGGTTGCTGTGGTTCCTGTTGTTCTGCGTACTGCGCAGTAATGACCTGCTGGAACAAGCCAGGTTAATTGGCCTCTGTCACCTGAGCCCATACCAACCGATACAGCTATGCCAGTTAGTGACGACCTGAATGAAGCAACTCTCTTGGCTGTTGCGGTATTGCCAGAGGCAACATCTGCCGATACAGGACCAACCCATAGCTCGACGACATCAGCCAGCGTTGCGGCTAGTGTTATTGAGTAGGCAACATCAATCATCACAGAGAGGAAGTGTGGCTTCGTTGTGTCAGTAGCTCTGAATGAGGTGCCTAGAGTTACTGCGGTGGTGATTCCTGCACCTGGCGACAATCCAACACCTTGCGCACCAGTTGCCCCTACGGGGATCCCAAGGTTAAGTGTCTGGTTTGGTGCTGTACCGGTGATTGTCGCTGTGGCCGAACTACCAGCGGGCAATGTTGTTACTGTGCCGATGGTTAATGTGTTTGCTGGGCCAGGCGATCCGGTGCTCCCAATCGGAATTCCAAGGTTCAATACCTGATTCGGGGATGTACCGCTTATCGTTGCAGTTGCCGATGAACCTGCAGGAAGTGTCGTAACTGTTCCTATCGTAAGAGTGTTTGATGCTCCGGGCTGTCCAGCGATGATTATCGCCCTTCCCTTTATGATCATGTCCAGCCCCTTACGGTCTATGCGAACAGGTCTAATACTTCCTTAGCTTCACGGATTGCCTTCTCAGTCTTAGCAAGAGCTGTTGTTTCATTGGCTGTCTTGGCATATGCATCTTTGAACAGCTCAAAGTTCAACTCGCTACCGGAGATAAACTCAATGGCCTTTTCGGTAGCTGCCGAGTCATTCATCACCAGTCGGTAGACTTCGAGCTTCAGTTTCTGTGCATCTGTCATTTGGGTAATGTCTGCCATTGTTGGCTCCGTTGGTTGCTATCCCGCAGTGGGGATGAACGAAAGAATCAGGATGATTGTTGAGGCTGCCAGCGTTATGACAGAGGCTAATGCAAACGCGCAATGCACGAAGGTGATTAATCTGTCTTTGGCTGAGTGCTTTGGTAGATGATGGTTAAGAACGTCATCGCGTATGAGTGACATTCCGTAGAGCAGTGTTATTTCACGCTCTCGTTTCCTCATTGGCTACCTCAGGCATTGCGTTCTCACGTATTCCTGCAATCCGGTTAATTGCTTGGTGATTGTTTCGATTCGCT